CGCGAGTTAATCGAACAAGACACCCAAATTGCCTACGTTATCTTGCAACAAGTCACTGGCGACACCACACTGGCATGGCACTTAGTTGAAACAGTGCAAGCCGATACCCAAGCAACATTTAATATTCAACAAAATGTTGATGGTGATATCGAAGCCCGTTTTGATATTGGCGCAACACTCAACACGGTAAATAGCGACTTAGCTGTTCACTGGGACTTACTGCAAGCAATCGAAGCCACACTCGACACCCGCTTTAATATCAGCAATCGCGTATTGTCAGATGCACAAATGCTATGGAGTCTCACCAATAACGTCACCGGCGATGTGAGTCTAGCCTTTGATGTGATGCAGCGACTTGGATCAGATTTAACCATGCGCTGGGCCTTGTTAAATAGCATTCACAACGACCTAAGCAGTCAATGGTCTATTTTAAATGCGATTACCACTGACATCGATGTCGCTTGGTCATTGCTCAACACGCTTACCAAAGACATGACAGGCCAATGGGATATACGTCAGCTAATCCAGCAAGACGCCCAACTTGCCTACAACGTATTACAGCAAGCCACCGGCGATATGACCTTGGCATGGCATCTACTCGAAACAGTACAAGCCGACACCCAAGTAGATTATGCAATCAACCAACATATTGATGCCGATTTAGACGCCAGCTGGAATATCAGTTCAACCCTTAGCACCGTTAGCAGTGATTTAGCCGTGCATTGGGATTTAATACAAACCATTCAAGCCACGCTAGATACCCGTTTTGATATCAACAACAAAGTGCTATCAGATACGCAATTGCTATGGAGTCTAGCCAATAACGTTACCAGTGATATCGGTCTAGCTTATGACCTAGTGCAACAGCTCAATGCAGACCTAACAGCAGGCTGGCAAATCAAGCAACAAATTAACCAAGATGTCGGTCTGCAATGGGATATCAACAGCGCCCTACAAACCGTCAATGCGGATTTAGATGTCGCGTGGGACTTACGTCAAGCCATCGTCGCCACACTCGATGCGCGCTGGTCTAGCCTGCAACATATTCATGCAAATACCGATATCCGTTTCGACATTGCCAACAGCGTGATAGCAGACTTAAACCTGCAAAGCGATATTGTAAACAGCGTCAACAAAGATGCCCAACTACGCTGGGATGCTATCGGCATTACCGAAAGTGCGATCACCTTTAACTGGTCGTTAGACGGCGTTGCTATTTCAAACATTAGCTTTATTGCAATTGAACCAGAGCAACGCCAACACAGCCTTGATGTAGAGCGCCGCGCCAGCCTGATTAAGCCAGAGCAACGCCAGCAAGCCATCAAACAAGAACATAGACAAATCAATCTACCAACCGAACAGCGCCTATACGCTATTTAGGAGACAGTTATGCCAATAACAGCAGCAGACATTAAATTTTATCTTTCAGGTGGTGCAGCCAATAGCGACCCTGATGCATCACTTGGTGGTGCTGTGTCAACCACAGAAGTGGTCACAGCTACGTTGCATAATCTATTTGATGTGGTTTCAGGTGATGAAGCAGCAGCCGGTGATGCAGAATACCGCTGCATCTACGTTAAAAACACCCACGGCACCTTAACCCTGCAAAATGCAGCCGTTTATGTGCAATCAGAAACATCAAATGCAGATTCCGACGAATTAATCGGTTTAGGTACCAGTGCCATTGATGGCACCGAGCAAACCGTCGCAGATGAAAGTTCAGCCCCAGCAGGTGTCACCTTCTCACAAGCTAATGGTGCCGGTGCAGCCTTAGCCATTGGTGATTTAGGCCCCGGTCAAACTAAAGCTATCTGGATTCGTCGTGACATCGTAGCAGCCGCAGCAGCAGCCAATAACGACAGCTTTACCTTACGTGTCACAGGTGAAACGGCGGCTTAATGCATGATTCGCAAGTTACCACCCAAACACCCTGCATCTAGCAAATGGTACTGGTTCACATGGTCAAGTGATGAACTGCAAGGCGAAGCCATTGCAAGCAGCACATGGCAAGTGCCAGCACCACTAACCAAAGACAGTGAAATGCTCAGTGGTAACAAGGTAGGTATCAAGCTAGGCGGCGGTGTAGAAGGTGATGACTACGAAATTGTTAATCAAATCAGCACCGCAAGTGACGGGCCATTACACCAACGCATCCGAATCTCAGTAAACGACTCAGGGCATTAATCATGTATTGCACACAACAAGACTTAATCACCCGCTTTGGCGAAGAAGAAATTATTGATTTAACCGACAAGCAATATTTAGGTGAAATTGATGACGACGTCGTAGACCGTGCCATTGCAGATACAGATGCCTTAATTGATTCATATCTTGGCGGACGCTTTAAAGCGGCTTTAAATCCCGTACCAATGGTGGTTAACCGCCTTGCATGTGATTTAGTTCGCTATCAGCTTTATGATGATTTAGCACCAGAACAAGTACAAAACCGCCACAAAGACGCCATCAAAATATTAGAACAAATCCGTGACGGCAAAATGAGTATCGGCCTCACAGAAGAAGGCGACAAAACACCCAGCAATAACCAAGTAGAAATGCAAGTCGGTGGCAGTGTGTTTGGTCGTGGCAATGGTGGCTTAATCTAATGGATTGGCTCACCAAAATTACCGACAAGATAGATTCCAGCATTGATAGTTTGCGAACCTGCAAACCCTATGAAGGCGAATTGACAGTTAAGTCATTGCAAAAAGAAAAAATTCTTGGCCCCGCTATCTTGGTGTCTTGTGCAGGTTTTCAACTTGCTAACAACCAACCCGGTGATGGCACTATCGCTTATACCGCCGTATTTAATGCGTTTTTAGTCGCGCAAGGCGCAAGCCGTGACAAGGTGACAGCCAATATTCTGAGCTTGGCAGTCAGTCTGGCCAATTTAGTTGATACAACCAACTTTGGTATCGACGGTGCCAAAGCGGGTGAAATGACTCGTTGCACTAATGCCACCAATGTGGGATTTACCGAAAAAGGTGTGCAAGTGATGGTATTAACATGGCGTCAAGACATCATCGTCGGTGAATCCATGTGGGTAGAAGGCGACATTATGCCAATCGACCTACGCTTCAGCTGGGAACCGCAAATCGGCCTACCACACAAAGACGACTATCAGCAGGTGACCAGCAATGAGTGATCAAGCTTATGAAATTGCTGAAATGCAACGTCAACTGGCCAACATGGTACGTATTGGCGTTATTGATCAACTTAACTTTGCAAGCAAGAAAGTCAAAGTCAAAAGTGGTGATGTCGAAACAGGCTGGCTAGATTGGCCAGCAGAAATTGGCAACAACTACAAACGCTGGCGACCTTTAAGGCTTGGCACACAAGTCACGATTGTCAGTCCTTCAGGCGATTTAGAACAAGCCCAAATTGCAACCATGTTGTATAGCGATGCACTACAAAGCCCAAGTGTTGATGAAGATATCGACCTGATTCAATTCGACAACGGCAGCTTTATCAAACATAACGCCAGCAATGGCGAAATGGAGATCCACGCAGCAGGCAAGCTACGACTAACAGCAGACGGAAACGTCCATCTTATCGGAACACAGGTTCACTTTAACTAATGAAAGGTGCAAGCAGAGTAAATCAAGACAGTGCAGGCGGCACAATCGTAGGTGTTAAAGCGCCAAGTGTGTTTGTAAATGGTAAGCCCATCGCTTGTTTAGGTGCAGCCGTAGCCGGACACGGCGATCAACCCCATGCCTCACCTGTCATGGCACAAGCATCAAGCACGGTGTTTGCTGAAGGTATTCCAGTTTGTAGGGCTGGTGATCAGGCGAGCTGTGGTCATGCAGCTAATGGTTCTAACAACGTATTTGTGGGTGATTGATATGCAGCAAGGTATCAATAATGAAACAGGCGAAAACATGACAGGTTTAGCACACCTGCAACAGTCGATTAAAGACATATTAACCACGCCAATTGGCTCGCGTGTGCGTCGTCGTGACTATGGCTCAAAACTACCCGACTTAATCGATCATCCAATCAATGACGGCAACATAATCGAAGTCTATGCAGCCACAGCGCTAGCACTTAGAAAGTGGGAACCCCGCATCACCGTACAAC